ATAGTACAGCAATAAAAAACGCATGTAGCAAGAATTGGTTATATACAAAGCCAAGTGGAACAATTTTATCACCATATAGACAAACAGATTTTGTAAAACCAGGGACAAATAGTATAGGTTACTATCATCAAGCTGTACCACCTATACAATGCGTTGGTTCACATAAAGGATGGACATTCTTAAAAGGCCAAAGTTCGCAATTAAAATTCAGGATGAATTTCGACCTCGATCCAGACGACAGTGTTTATAATCTACAGGCAAGTGATTTTATGAACGGTAATCTTGATTTACGTAATTGGAAATTCCTTGCTTTTGTGGATGGACTTGGAGGTCTTTGGGGTGATAGCGACTATATTTTGGATTATGCAGGGGAATTACAAGGAGATACGATTAATATAACCATACCATCAACAAGTACAGGTTCTTACAATCTTGATGTGTATGTTTGCATGTATCGCTTTAATGATAGCATTGGAAAATATGAGTTCATTCCATTGCCTGATGACTCATATTACAATCTTTTTCCAGCAACGCTAAAGATTTTAGATGACGCTCAGCAGAGTGGTGGCGGAATCGCTGGTAATACTACACAAGAGCAATTTCAGAATGTTGCATTTGGTTATGATACAGATTCCACTCACTTCAAGACTGCTTATGTAAGCACAGACAACGGTACAGCCGAATATAGCATGAAAGGTGATGGTAGTCTATATGTCATGTTAAATCTTACGAATACAAGTGGACAGACATCTACTATTAATCGAGGTGATTTTGAGTTATTTCTTGATGGCAATCGATGCGTTCCAATTACAATGTATAACAATTCATGGAGCTCTGTATCATCCGTAAATATAGCAAACAATTCAACAGTGACTATTTACTTGTTTTTTGATAATATATTTTCTCAATTAGGTAATGACTGGATCACATCAAATCAAAACAATGCGTGGTCTATGGATTTTAGACGTAGTAATGCAACATTATTTAATTGTGATTTCTACTGTATGCGTTATCAAAACGCTTCACCGGCAACACGCGGATGGGTTACACGTTAAAAACAATTATATTATGGTTATTACATTAGTTATTTCAATTCTGCTATTAGTCGCTTATATAGTGACAGCAAGCATTAAGTTGGGGCACATTCCCTCATCAACAAGAGATTTAGCTACAGCATTTGAATGGCCGTGGCGCGTATGGTGGTTTATCGCAATCTGGGGGGCAGTAATTTTTTCTGCGCCATCAGCTTTCGAGTTTGCTAATGATGGAAATAGATTTTTAATTTTTATTGCACTTGGAAGCATAATTATTTTTAGTATGTGTGCAAAATTAAATGATTCTATCGACAATCTAATTACTAAGATAGCTGGATGGCTATTCATTATTACGACAGTACTCTTTATTGTATCTTTATTGATATAGATTTTCCATTTCCTCTACATCTTCAATTTTCTATTAGTAAGCCCGCGACATCGTTTCGCGGGTTTTTTAGTGATAGTAAAAAATAAAAAGAGATATGAGTGAAACAAAAGAAACGGGCTTGAAGTGGCTAAACTTGGACGCGATCCATCAGCACTGCCGCATCGACTTCAACTGCGAGGATGCAGAGCTGGAGCAGATGGGCATCACAGCCGAGCAAGCCATCCTCGACCTCACGCGGCGCACTTTCGAGAACTTCATCGATACCTATGGTCGCATACCAGACCCCATCTTCAACGCCACGCTGTTGCTGGTGCAGAGTCTCTATAATAACCGCGACGCAGAGGAGCAGCGCGACTCAAAGGAGATTGCCTTCGGATTCTCATTCATGGTGAAGAACTACATGGTGTTGACTGGAGGCACGCCATTGCAAGTCGAACGCGATGGGCTATTGGATAAACTAACCGTAGTGATGACGGAATTTGATTTTGACTTTGGCGAGATTGAAGACCCGACGGATGAACTCATCGAAGCCTACGACACGCAACGCAGGAACATGGCGGCACTCTACAACCGCTATGCCTTCATCCAGAAGCCCACGTCGTACATCTGTCAGAAGTTCCGTGAGGCCATCGCTAAGGCGAAGGCAGACTGCGATGAGATTATCAACCGACAAAACGAATAGGCTATGGGATATACAGCAGGATTTTTACATGAGATCATCATCCCCATGAACAGAAAAGAGGCAAAGGTGGGAAAGTATGGTATCGACTCGGCAGGCATAGAGTGGGAGGAGGTTGGCTGTCTTCATGCGAATGTGGACTATCAGCGCGGCAAGTCGGCCATGAATGCCGGTTCGCTCGATGTGTACGCGGTAAAGATTGTCCGCATGAGATATACGACATGCTTCAACGAGCGCAGTCGAATCAAGTATCAGGGCAAAGTGTATCAGATCATTCCTGAGACCTTCAACGCGAATCATTACGAAAACACGCTGCAATTCCTGATGCAGTTAGTAGTAAACGATAAATAAAAAGGAACTATGAAACAGAAGACAGTAGCAATTATTCATTTCAACACTCCCGAACTGACTGAGGCTGGTATCAAGAGTCTGCGCAAGCATGGGGGTGAAGATTACAGGGTTATCGTCTTTGATAACTCTGCGACATTGACTTTGCCGGACGGCAAGGTGATTCAGGCACGGCCATTCACGGCGAAGATGAAGGGTGTGGATGTAATTGACAACACGCGCGGACAGGTCATCGACTTCGACAAGTTCCTGGCTGAGTACCCCGACCGCAACCCCAGCGTCGGCATTTATCAGTCGAGCGTGTGGGGTTCGGCCAAGCACATCATGACGGTGCAGAAACTTTGGGAACTGTTGCCAGAAGGCTTCGTGCTGATGGAGAGCGACATCTTGCTGAAGAAACCCATCGACGAGTTCTTCCGCGAGGAATACAGCTTTGTCGGCTTCGTGCAGAAGCACCAGAAGGGCAACCCGTTCGACGTGCCGCGCATCATGCCGATGTTGTGCTGGATGAACGTGCCGATGTTGACACGCGAAGGCGCAAGATACTTTGACCCAAATCGTTGCTGGGGGCTGAAAGCAGACCGCAACGATAGAGGAAATTGGATGGACACGGGTGCCTGTCTGTTGGACGAGGTACTGAAGAAACGTCCGCGACTGAAAGGCTTGCATGTTGACATCCGGCTTTTCGTGGAGCACTACGGCGGTGGCTCGTGGAAGCAGGATAACCTGAACGCTCAGATGGCGTGGATCAACAACCACCGCCAGTTGTGGGCTGTGAACGATACCGACAAGATAGACGTGCAGAAGAAGATAGAGCCGAAGGATGTTGCTCTGTGTGCCATCGTCCGCTGTGAGAACAAATATCTGCGTGAGTGGGTGGCGCATCATCTGAGCCTTGGCGTGAACCGAATCATCATCTGCGACAATTCGCACGGAGACGAGGAACAGCCTACGGCGGTGCTGGGTGACTACATCGAGAAAGGACTGGTGAAAGTGCTCGACTACCGCAACCAAGGCGGCTCGTTCAACGTGCAGGATAAGGCATACAACGAGGTATATCAGAAATACGGCGGCGACTTCGCATGGATGGGATTCCTTGACATTGACGAAATGATTGACGGCTGCGACAATGTGGCGACGCTGCTTGCAGGCATGAAGGAGGCCGACGTGGTGGTGCTGTCGTGGCGCATGATGACCGATAATGGGCTGACACATTATGAAGACCGTCCTGTGATGGATCGCTTCACGGAGCCGTTCATCGGCAACCGCTTTCTTGACGGTAGGGAGTTCGTGAAGTGCTTTGTGCGTCGCGGCATCATTTTCATGGAGTTTGAGACCCAGCCGCATTGTCCTGTCAATCCTAACTGTTTGCGCGTGGTCAATGCAAAGGGTGAGCGCGTTGAGCAATATCCTACCATGCCACCGCTCTACGAAGTGGCATGGGTGAATCACTATCACACCAAGACCGCCGAGGAGTTTTTGGAAAAGATGCGACGCGGATTCCCGAACGGCGACCAGTACACAGCCGACTATCGCAAAAAGGCCATTGACTACTTCTTTGCCATCAACGAGCGCACACCTGAGAAAGAGGAGATTTTGGGCGTGAGTAAACCCAAGACGCAAAAACGCACGAATAGTAAAAAGACGAAATAGATATGGAATTATTTGGAAGTAATCTATTTGGATTTGGCCGCAAGCAGCGCGAGACCCCGATAAGTCAGGGCACCGTCGGGGTGCCGGCATCGACGACGGACACGACGGACTATGCGAAGAAGCAGCTGGAGGGTCACGGCGGGTCGT